AATAGAACTATGCAAGTATTTCATAGAGCATTGCACGCTTGATTTACCTAGAGAGCAGGTTAGACTATATTTAAAACAGTTAGAGGCAGAAAATGGATAATAAATTTATGGATAAAGTAGCTAAGGAACTTGAGTATTTACTCCCTATTCCAAAAAAGCCTTTACAACAGCCTAAAAATCCTTGCCAGCAGTGTCAAAAAATGAAAGAGGGTAAACCATGCCAACCGACAATATAAATCACCCAGCACATTATAACAGCCATGAAAGCGGTGTTGAATGCATAGAAATAGTTAGATACTTGCCATATAGCTTAGGTAATGCTATAAAATATATTTGGCGTGCGGGGTTGAAATCAGAAAATAAACTTGAAGATTATAAAAAAGCAGTTTGGTATTTACAGGACTGTCAAAACTGTCAAAAATCAGATTTTAGCGGATTTAAAGCTAATAAATTTACAAATATCAATTTAGAAAAATTTATTGATAATTCAGTTACAAGTGATTATTTAAGTTTTTTGATAGAGGAAATTTACCAGCAAAGTATCGATGATGTAGGGTTAAATTTAGGTAGTATTTTAAATAATATAATTTTTGATTTAAATAATGATATTAAGGAATTGGAATGCCAACAGCCCACGAGTTAAGAATAGAATACGTCTTTAACAAGGTTCGCATAAAAGAATGTCAAGGCTTCTCAAAAGATGAAGCTAGAAACCTAGAGGAGCGAAATTTTAGCATTCTAAAAGAGTTGGAGGTTATAAAGCAAGAATAAAAGTTAGTATATTAAGCCAGCCAAGTTTAATTTTTTAACAATCTAAGACTTGAAATTTTATAAGGTAGCTTGGCTGGTTTTATGTATTGATATTTAGTATAATTTAAGTTAAAAAATGACTGCTAGGAATAGACTAGCACCTAGAATTAAAACGGCTTTTTCTCCCTTAAGTTGTTAGCCGTTTTAATTGTGGGTTTTTATAAATATTACTATTTTTATAGAATAGCCCACTTTAATTATAAAAAGAAAGCGAGTAAATATGAGTGAAGTTGAACAGGTGGAAACACCGCAAGAATGGATAGAGGCTAGAAAAGTTATAGACCTTAAATTAGAAAGCATAAGGGAGTATATCCGATTAGCAATTGAAGATGTTAAAGAATATCATAAACTAGATAAAAATTGGTATGTTGGCTTAGAGGATAGTTTAAACCATGCAAGACGTGTCACTTCACAATATCAAAATTATGAAGATGATAAGAGGTCATACGCAATTTATGATGAAGAAACTTATAAACAAGACCTTGAGCAAGAAAAGCCAATTACATTGGTAGAGCTAATAAAACAGGCTATCAAAGATAATATAGCCAGTGCCTCAAACAATCCACCTGAACTGCTACATTGCCATGCAGAATATTTAAATGCATTAGTTAGTGCCTATAGAACATTTAATTAATGACTTATTACGCCAAAAAAGTAGACGCTAACCAAGCCTCAATTGTTAAAGTATTTAGACAAATGGGGTTTAGTGTCCAACACCTACATACTCAAGCATCAGGGTGTCCAGATTTAATGATTGGTAAGGCTGGCGTAAATTACTTGGTAGAGATAAAAGACGGTTCTAAACCGCCCAGCAAGTCAAAGTTAAACGAGCTACAAGAGAAATGGTTTAAGGAATGGAACGGGCAGGCTATAGTGATAAAATCGATTGATGACGCGGTTAATTTTTGCAACCAGTTAAGTAAGTAAGTTTTTATAGGATAAATTTATGCCAAGTTATATGATGTCAGGTGCATTACCAGTAACACAAGATTATAAATACACTCCATACATTCCAAAAGACTGTGTTTATGATAAACCTAAACCAGTTAGGCTGTTTGAAAGGCATAAAACAAGCTATAAATCTTTAATAGCCTTTAAAAGCAACAATATGGATTTATTGCAAAGTAATGATGATTTGGCTTTACAGTATGCATTAGTGGCTAGTTGCTATACTTACGTGCATGAGCGTAATTTTAGCCTAGCTGAATCAGATAAAAAAGACTTAATTGATAGATTTATAAAGCATAGAAATAAATTTAATGGGTTTTTTAAAATAACCAAGTTTAGGGTTTGAAGCGGTGACAAAATGTGACCGTTTGAATTGAAGTGTCCGCAAAAAGCGGACTGTTGGTTATTTAGATTTTAATAATTCATCGATTTTAGGCTTAACATAATGATAAATAAAACTATCCTGATTATCTAAGTGCATACTATCGTAATCATCGCCGTATTCATCTTGTAGAAATCCATCTAATTTTTTTACTTTTTTATCCGTTTCTATTTTTAAACTTTGCAACTTTACAATGCTTAATTTTGATAATTGTTTTTGTAAAATATCTGTGCATAGTTGCGGATTTGTTTCTAGTAGTTTGTTAATTTTCATTTTATTTCTCCATGTTCGTTTAGTAATTTTAGGGCTTTTTTTACCCAAATAGTTTTATTTGATATTTTACTCAACATCAAAATTAGTTCGGGTTCTTTTATATGTACTAAAAGAGTTTTAATTTCTCCATTTTTTCTTAATTTATCATAAAATTTTTTAGAACTTAAAGCTCTAAGATTTTTGCTATGTTCTGTTTTTGCATTAGGCATATTATGCTCCATATTGTGCTAAAAATTTTACAACTAATCTTTTATTGATTAAATAATTTTTCTTAAAAATTAAAGGCTTAGTGGTATTTATGTTTGAATTTAAATTTCCTTGTAAAAATCCAGTATTTATATATTCTGTTACTTGAAATTTATTTTCGCACGATGAATTATGCCAATGATTGCTTACTCTAATATTTTTCAAATAAATAGATGTTTTAGATTTATTTATTGATATAGGCTTATTTAAAATTTTAGTAAGTTTAATTTGTTTATTAATATTACTCTCTTTTATTGTGCAAGGGATTGTTAAAAACGACTTTTGCAAACTTGAGGTAATTTTACATAATTCATTATTTTTGCTATTAAATTCTTTTACTATTTTTTTTCTGCCGTCAAAGTTTAATTTTTCTGCTTGAATTCTTAATGAATGAACTATTTTTTTTATTTCAAAATATTTTACTGTATTCATTTTGTCCGCCTTTTTTGTTTGTTTCTATATTTAAATTATATTACTATATTCACAGTAATACAAGTAATATCTTAAATTAATCCAAAAATAAATTAAAAGCTATATTCCATAAGGGTTTGCTAAGGGATAATAACCTATTAATTGTGCGGTTATAAGCTTATCGAACTTATCGAATAACTAGAATAGTTCAATCCGTGACATTTTGTCACTAGTTGAAATTGTGAACTATGCGTTTTTTGCATTATTCAAGATGTAATTTAAAAATACAACAATTTATTTATTTAAATAGAACTTTATTAATAGCTAATTTAAACTTTAAGTACTATAACTATTGGGATAAACTATGTCATTAACTACATCTTTACCATTTGCAATATTTAACGGCGTTCCTGTAATTAGAATTAAAGAGACCCTTTGGAAAGTTAAAACCGCTTTTACGGGTGCGACAGTAGGCGATATTGTATTTAAATGTGATTTTGAAAGCTTTTTTAATACATCAGACGGCGGAACTGAAATAAAACCTTACTATACATATTACTGGAATGTTAATACTAAACAAGAACTTGCAGATAATGCTGTAGATTTGGCTAATTTAACATTTATTCAAGATACAACCGCAGGGGCAGGTTCTAGCGTTGTTACTAATGTAACACTAAACAATGCTACTGTTGCAGGAAATACTACAGCTAATTATAGTAATGTTAAAAGTGCTATTGTTGCAGGAACTGGCAATCTTTTAAATCCTTTATTGCCTAGTACTGTAAATATAAACGGGGCTACATTTCCAACTAATGTGCCTATAATTGTACCTATTCCTAGCGGTTCAAAATTAACTAATAATCTTGTAATTAATCCTGTAAATATAGCCGTATCAGTTTTGTATACAACTTAAGTACAAAATTATTACAAATAAATTCATATGATTGTTGCATTTTATGAATTTATTTCATATAATTATTTTATAATATATATGAAAGGGTGTAACGTGGCGAAAACTAAGGCTAAACCAAAAGTTGAAGCTACGAACGAGCCTAAAAATAAAGGTGGCAGACCTACAAAATATACTAAAGATGTTGGTGATGAAATTTGTGCAAGATTAATAGCCGATGAAACTTTAAGAAGTATCTGCCAAGATGAACATATGCCAGCTAGAGGAAATATTTTTGTTTGGTTAGCCAGTTCTAATGAGATATACAAAGGCTTTCAAGACCAATACGCTCGAGCTATGGAAATTCGCCTAGATTTAATGGAGCATGATTTACTTGATATTGCAGATGATAGTAGGCTCGATACATTAACTAAAGAGGGTAAAAACGGCGAGCTTTATGAAGTAGCAAATGGTGAGTGGGTGGGTAGGGCTAGGCTGATGGTTGATACCCGCAAATGGATTTTATCTAAACGTCGAGCTAAAAAATATGGTGATAAAGCAGGTGAAGAAGAAAACAAAGGCAACAAGCCAATAAATATTAATATTTACAAAGGCGATAATCCAGATGTTGAGGTTAATAACGAATAAATGAACCTACCGCATAATTGGCGACCTAGACATTATCAAAAGCCGTCATGGAACTATTTAAACAGCAAGCGGTATGATATACATTGTGAGTTAGTACACCCTAGACAGCATGGCAAAGATGATATATTACTAAATTTTGAGGTGTGTTATGCAGTACAACATCAAGGTAGTTATTTACATTTACTACCACAGCATAACCAAGTACGCAAAGCAATATGGAGTATGATAAATCCATTTACTGGTAAGCGTAGAATAGACGAACGTATACCGCATGAGATACGTAAAAAAACTCTAGAAACTGAAATGAAAATAATACTGTTTAATGATAGCAGTATACAGTTTAGCGGTTCAGACAATTACGATGCATTGGTAGGTGGTTCGTATAATGGCGTAGGTTGGTCGGAGTGGGCTTTAAGCAACCCTAACTCTAGTAGTTATTTAGAGCCGATATTGGATATGAACGGCGGGTATCGTGTGTATGTTACCACTCCACGTGGTCGCAATCATGCATATACCAGCTTACAACTAGCCAAAGAAAGTAAGGGCAGTTTTGGCGAAGTACTAAGTGCTTATGACTGCGGAGTTTACAGCCATGAAAAGCTAGAAACGATAAAGCAAAGATATATAGCTAGTTATGGTTATGAATATGGTACGGCTAGATTTGAACAAGAATATTTATGTTCATTCGATGCTGCGAATTTAGGTGCAATTTTAGCTAGAGATTTAACAATAGCAGAACGTGAGGGGCGTGTAGCTGATGATGTAATTTATCAAAGACAACACGGTTCTATAATAGTTAGTAGTGATTTAGGGCATAGAGATGCTAGCACATGGTGGTTTTGGCAGGTTTATAGAGATAGTTCGGGGCAAGCAAGGCGTAAAGTAATAGACTGCTTAGACGGCTGGGGTATTAAAGCCCATGAGTGGTGCGACAAGATACAGTTAATATTAGATAAGTACAGTAATGATTTAGGTTGTATTTGGCTACCTCATGACGGCAAGGCTGAAACTGCTAGTGCTGAAAATACTTGGCAAGAAACTTTTGCACGTAAATTTGGTTGGTCTAAAGTAAAGATTGTACCAAAGACTAGTATATTTGATAGGGTAAATTGTGCTAGAACTACAGTTAGTACAGTTGAATTTAATAAAACTAACTGCAAAAAAGGTTTAGACGGCTTAACTTCTTGGAGCTATGATTATGATGATGAAAAGAAAGACTTTAGCGATAAACCACGCCATGATTGGGCTAGTCATTACGGCGACGGATTTAGTTATGGTTGCCAAGTAATGAGGGCTGATAATAGTATATTAATACCGAGTGGCAATGAAGTATCAAGCTATAATCAAATGACGTACAACGACTTAAAAAATAGTTATAATAATGAATACAATTATGGCAATAACCGCAGAATATGATTAAAAATAAAGACAAAAAAGATAAAATCGTTAGTCGTTGGCTTACAGAAATTGAGGCCTACGAGAACGAATATTCTGCATGGGTTTCACGTTGTAAAGACATTAATAAAATCTATAAATCACAATATTACGATAATTTAAGTGGTAATAACAGACCTAAAAATATACCAAATGAAGTAAATATATTTTGGGCTAATATTCAAACAATGATACCTGAAATTTATGCTAAATTACCAACACCGCAAATAGAGCGTAGATTTAAAGATAGCGATGCAGTAGCTAGAGTAGCAAGCGAAGTATTAGAAAACTGTTGTAACTTTATTTTAGACTGTAGCAATGCTAATGAAGCGTTTGATATGTGTAATTTAGACGGCTTATTGTACGCTAGAGCTACTTTATGGGCTAGGTATGATGCTGATTTTAAAGGTACAGGCTATAAAGAAAAGAATGAGGACGGCGAGGACGAAGAGGTTGAGGAACTAGACAACGAGTATGTAGAGTTAGATTATGTTAATTACTGTGACTTTGGGCATAATGTAGCCAGCACGTGGGAAGAAGTACACGCAGTTTGGCGTAAGCTTTATTTATCACGCGGGGATATAATCCAGCGTTTTGGCAAAGAAGTAGCCAAAGACATTAAAATGGACGCTTATTCCAGTGCTAAAAATGGTTCTGTATTAAAAAAACAAGATGATAAATGCGACAGGGTTTGCGTCTATGAAGTTTGGGATAAGTACAAAAAGCGTGTAATTTGGCTTACTAAAACACACGATAAACCATTAGACATTAAAGATGATTACTTAAATTTAAAAGACTTTTTCCCTTGTCCTAGACCTTTGTACGTAACCAAAACAAATGACTGTTTAATTCCTGTGCCTGATTATGTAATTTATCAAGACCAGCTAACAACACTTAATCGCTTAAATCAACGTATAAATATGATCACCGAAGCTGTTAAAGTGGTAGGCTTTTATAATTCTGAAATCCCTGCTTTAGCTAATGCCTTAAGAAGTTCAACTGATAACACAATGATAGCGGTTAATGCTTGGGGAATATATGCAGAAAAAGGCGGAGCTAAGGGTAATGTTGAATGGTTACCAATACAAGAAATAGCAGGCGTACTCGAAAATCTATACCAAGCGTTTGAGCGTCAAAAACAAATAATCTATGAATTAACGGGCATAAGCGATTTATTAAGAGGTCAAACAGACCCTAGCGAAACAGCAACAGGGCTTACAGAAAAACGAGAGAGTGCCAAGCAAAGGTTTGTTAGTAGGCGTAATAAATTCTCTCAATTCTTACGTAATGCTATAAATATTATTGTAGAAATCGTAGCTGAAAAGTTTGACACTGATACGCTGAAAAAGATGTCAAATGTTAAGTTATTTGATACTGAAAAAGAAAAACAGCAAGCAGAACAGCAGATGCAACAGGGTTTGCAAATTGATGAAGATATGCAGGATATGCTACTTAACCCAACATGGGAAGAGGTGGCTAAATTCCTTAAAAATGATGACTTAGTAAACTTTAGAATAGATATTGAAACAGATAGCACAATTAGAGCCGATGAACAACAAGAAAAAGCTAGCAGATTAGAAATGCTTACAAGTGTAGGCGGTTTCTTGCAACAAGCAATGCCAGCTATTCAACAATCCCCACAATTAGCACCAGTCTTAGGCGAAATGCTATTGTATGGATTACGGGCATTTAGGGCTGGTAAAGGTATTGAAGCTGAAATGGTGGCTTTAGTAGATAATGCTAGAAAAATGGCATTACAACCACAAGAGCCTCCGCCTAATCCTGAAATGATGAAAGTTGAGGCAGAACAACAGGCTAAACAAGCACAATTACAGCTAGAACAGCAAAGATTACAGTTTGAAGCACAAACACAACAACAACAATTCCAGTTAGAAATGGCTAAATTAGAGTTAGAAAAAGCTAAGTTGGCACAAATTCCACAGGTTAAACAAATGGAATTAGAACATAATGTTTACATGGATAATTTACAGTCTCAAAGAGAAACACAAGATAAAGCATTGCAGGCACAACTAGACCAGCAAACAACTTTAAATGAACAACAACAACAAAGTTTAGATACTTTAAGAACGGCACAAATTGAGTTAGAAAAAGATATTCAATTAAAGCAGTTAGATATTCAAATGGATAGAGAAAATCAAGATTTAGAATTATATAAAATAGATAAGCAGGAAGATACTAAAAAACAACTAGCATTACTAAGTGCTAATACTAGTATTGAACAGGCTAAACAGTCTAATAAGAATAAAGGTAAAAATAATGCAATGCGATAAATGTTTTTCTTTATATACACAACAAACTGGTTGTTTAAGTTGTTTTAATAAAGATAATCCTTTTTATAATCCTAAATATGCACATAAAGGATTATATACGGGCTTAATGAGTAGTAGGGATATGATAGTTGAGGCAGACTATAGCGAAAAACAATTTGCCCGTGATGTAGACAAAAGACTAGACAAATCAGTTGAGGGATTTAAAAAAATATTAGGGACTGTAATAAGTCAAAAAGGATACTAAGATGAGTATAGAAAACGAAAACCAAGCATTGCCTAATGATACTACACAAGATGTAGATAATGAAGCGACCAGCCCAAGTTTTGTTGAGATTTTAAAGCAAAAAGCCGATGAAACGGCTAACGATGACACGACAGCAGATAATACACTAGATGCGACGGCGGATAGTAAAACTGCAACTACTGATAATGCACAGGGTAAAACTCCCGATGTACCTCAAACTGCGGATAATGAAACTCAAGCACCAGCAGGACAAGCTGATAACACTGTACCAACAGAAAAAATCAGTTCTCCGCATGCTTGGAATGCGGATTTAAAGCAGGTATGGGATAAAATCCCGATTGAGGCACAAAAAGCTATATCAGAACGTGAAAAACAAATGGTTGATAAACTAAATTCAACCAGTGAAGAAGTTGGGTTTGCAAGAGAAATCAAGCAAACATTACAGCCTTATGATGATGTAATTCATGGCTTAAATTCAACGCCTAAAGAGGTTGTAAGCACATTATTACCAGTAGCGAAAGTTTTATATACTGGCTCTACTCAAGAAAAATTACAGTTAATAGATAGTATATGCAAACAGCATAATATACCTTTTCAACTTTATTTTGAGCAAGACCCTGAAAAAAGGAATAATGCATTTAATCAGTTAAATATTGAGCATTTACAGCATCAAAATAATCAAGTCCAACAGACTAATCAACATCTAACAAAGCAACAGCAGACTTACCAAACGCAACAGCAGTTAAATCCAGTAATTGCAGATTTTGCTAAGGATAAGCCTGATTTTGATAGCCTTAGAAGTGATATGTCAGAGTTAGTTGATGTAATTGTTGCAAGAAATCCAAATATAGACACAAGAGAAGCATTACAGCAGGCTTATGATAAGGCGAAATGGCTTAATCCACAGGCTAGACAACAACAGATAGATAAAGAATATGCAGAAAAAGAGAAGCAAAGGATTGAAGCAGTTAAACAAAAAACAGCAGATAAGAAAAATGCTACTCTTAGTTTAAAAAATAGTGGTGGGCAAAATGCACCCTCAAATATCAAAGGTAAATCTTTTGCCGATATTATGAGAGAAAAAGCCCAAGCATACAACAAAAGAATTTAAAGGATAAAAATATGGCAAGTCCAAATATAAGCGAAATGACAACCAGTGCGTTGTATGATTACTCGTCAACAATTTATGACAATATGTCAAACAACGTTCCATTTTTCCAGTTTCTAAAAGAAAAGGGAAATATGGAATTAATCGACGGCGGAGAATTTATACGTCGAAATATTGAATACGCAGAAAATGCAGGCGGACAATTCTATAGTGGTTATGAGCTACTTAATCCAGTTCGTAGCGATGTGTTTACTGCCGTTGATTACGAATGGAAAGAATACTCTATCCCTATCATGATGAGCGCTTTAGAAAAATTGCAAAATGCAGGTGATAGCCGCATCTTTGAATTAGCAGCGGGTAGAATGAAAAATGCAGAAAAAACTATTGCCAACCGTTTTGGTGCAGCGGTTTTTTTAGATGGCACACAAGACGGTGGACGTTCATTTATTGGTTTAGGCGGTTTAGTTCCTAATAATCCTAATAGCGGTATTGTTGGCGGTATTGACAGCTCACAATGGGCGTTTTGGCGTAATCTTGGCATTAGTGCTACTGCCTTTTTTGGTGCTGCTAAATCGGCTACAAATATAGGCCAATACTTTGACTATATGATTACTAATACAACACGTGGCGGTGATGGTATAGATTTAATTGTTGCTGGTGCGAATGATTATGCTAAGTTACAACAATATTTATGGACTAACACTCGCTTTATGCCTGAAAATAGTAATAAAGTAAACGGCGGTATTAGAACTATTGAATATCAAGGCATTAGAGTAATGAACGGTGGCGGTGTGGGTTCAACAATGGATCCTGATACTAGCTATTTCTTAAATTTAGACTATATTAAATTTATTACAGCAAGTAGCCGTAACTTCAAGCCAATGGAAGGTGAAAGATATTCAAATAACCAAAATGCTTGGGTTAAATATTTAGACTGGGCAGGTGCTATGATTACAACTAACAGACGCTTACAGGGCGTTCTTTACGCTTAAGGGGGCAATATGGGAATACAAGAAGGAATTTTAGGCACTTTAGCCACAAATGGAGCTGATGATAATCCGCCCTACGGAACGGTAAACTGTGATAATCAGATTATTGCTTATACCAATGAGACATTAAAGGGCGGAGAAGCTATTTATGTTCAAGCACCAAGCACGGATATAACAGGTCAAACTATATCAAGCATTGCAGTAACCAGTAATGTTGCATTAGTAACAACCGCTGCACCGCATGGACTTTTAGCAGGCGGGCAAGTTAAATTAATAGGTCAAACACCTAGTACATTTAGCGGTCTTTATACAATCGCAACAGTACCAAGCACTACAACATTTACAATTCCATTAGTTGTAGCCAATAGCAGTGCTACAGTTGTTGGAACTTATACCGCTGCACCAATTACAGCAGGCCAAGTAATTGAAAATGATTACAGTGTTGTAAGCGGTGTATTTACTAAACGTGCTAGAGTTTGGGACGGTACTGTTAATACTGGTAAAAATTTAGCAGTGGCGATACGTACAGTATGGGCTAGCCAATGGTTTTGGGGTAAAGTGCAGGGCTTAACAATTGTTCAAGCTACAGGAACTATTGCAGTTGGTGCGGTTTATTATAGCGGTATTGGTGCAGTTAGAAGCACAGTTACAGCAAGTAAACAGGTATTAGGTGCTGAATTTGTATATGCTGGGGTTATTAGTAACACAGCGGGATTTAATATAATTTTCTCTGAACCTACTAAACGCAATGCTAGTAATCAAATTACATTAGCAGTAGGTGCTGGTAGAACGTTAATGTATATTAATCGTCCAATTGCACAAGGTGCTATAACTTAAACGATAAGTGGTCTACTAGACCACTTTAACAAAGGAATAATAAATATGCAAAATCAAAATATGCAAAATCAAATACCAATAACACAATATAGATTTTCTGTAGGTGTAAAAGAAATTGGCAACGATGATAATAAAACTTTTGAAGATGTCGATATGGTACAAGTTATCACTTTAGGCGATAAAAATTATATGCCAGTTCATGAAGTAGACCATTACCGTAGCCTAATGAAAAGAATGTTAAATAATGAATTGATACCAGCTGAACAAGCAAAAATGTTTGAAGCTCAATATAAATTATTTAAAGAGGGTGCAGATTTTCAACATGAGGGGACTTCATTAGCTACAGTAGCGGTATTTAGCAAAGCTGATGTAATAAACTTAAACAATCAAAATATATTTACTGTAGAGCAGTTGTCTGGTGTTCCTGATAGTGCTATACATAGTTTAGGACGTGGCATTGCTATGTTAAAACAAAAAGCAATCACATATTTAGATAGTAAAACAGATGCTAATGCTATTAATAAAGTCATACAGCAAAATGAAATGTTAATCAATGAAAGAAATCACGATAAACAAGCACTGGCAGAAATGCAGGCACAAATACAGCAATTATTAGCACAGCAAAACGCACAAACTCAAGAAACTAAATCTAAAAGTAAATAATGACATTATTAACTGTAGTACAAAATGCATGCCTAAGTTTAGGAATAAATAAGCCTAATGAAGCAGTAACTAGCTATGATAAGCAAATATTAAAGCTCGTAGCTTATGCAAATAAGGGTGGTAAGGAAATAATACGCTATCCAGCTAAAGATGCGGGGTGGAGCTTTTTACGCAAGTCATTTAGTTTTAATAGTTATTTTTTACAAGTAACCGCTAGCACTACTTTAGGCAGTAATATTTTAACTTTAGCTGACACTACAGGTATTATAGTTGGATATGGCGTTACAGGCTTAAATATACCAGCCTATGCTATAGTTACAGCAGTTACGCCAACTACAGTGACATTGGGTAATATTCAAAATGCAACGGCTACAGGCAGTAGTACATATACTTTTAGTCAAATAAGCTATGATTTACCAGTTGATTATTCTAGTCTAATACCAAACACGTACTTTCCCTTAAATAATACGCAGTGGTATTCATGGCAGATTACACCAGCACAAGCACAATGGATAAAAGCACGTAATGGTTTATATGCTGGTTTTTCTAATAGGTTTATGATACAAAATAAATCAATTATTTTAGACCCATACCCGCAAAGCGTTAACCCATATAGTTTACTGTATCGCTCAAATGCTTATGTGATAGACGGCGAAAATCAGAGTTACAAAACTGAATTTACTAAAGATGTAGACACTACTTTGATTGATGAAGAATTATTAACTGAAAGTCTTATTTGGCGTTTTAAAGCTGATAGAGGCTTACCTTATGATGAGGATTATAATATCTATGAAAATCATCTAAGCCAATTAGCGGGCGAGGACGGCGGAGGCGGACAAGATATTATTATGGGTAGTGATTATTTATTAAATGACTATTATGGTTTAAATATCGCTGAGGGTAGCTGGGGTTATTATGGTGGTTAGAAGCGGATATAAACCTATAAGCCCTAGACAAATAAATAGAAGCGGTAATTCTAGGAGTGCTAGTTTGCCAGTTCCAAATAAAGGCTTAAATAGTAGAGATAATATCGCTAATTTAAAACCTGAATATGCCTCTAAGTTAATTAATTGGTTTCCGACCACATCAGATTTAATGGTTAGAAACGGTTATAAAGAGTACAGTTTAGATATAACAGGACAAGTAAATAGCTTAATGGGCTATAACGGACTTAGTAAAAAGATGTTTGCAGTAGCAGGGGATACAATTTATGATGCAACAGCTAGCGGAACTGCTACAGTTAGTTATACGCCAATTGCTAGTGATAAATTTATATCTCAAAATATAACCACTAGCGGAGGCACTTTTTTAGTTGCGGTTAATGGGGTAGATGATTTATTGCTTTATGACGGCGCTATATGGATACCAATTAACGGAGCTAGTACGCCAGCTATAACAGGGGTTACAACTGCTAATTTAAGCTATGTAACTTTAGCTAAACGCCGTCTTTGGTTCGTAGAAAAGTCTACTACTAAAGCATGGTATTTAGATGTCAATTCTATTGGCGGAGTTGCGAAAAGCTTGGATTTAGGAGCTAGTTTTATTAAAGGCGGATATTTAAAGGCTATAAGTTCATGGAGTATTACGGGCGGTTTTGGTACTCAAGATTTAACCGTATTTCTAAGCACTGAGGGTGATATAGTAGTATATCAAGGCGACGACCCTGATACGGCCAGCGATTGGAAAATAGCAGGAATATATAATTTAGGTTCGCCTATTGGACATATGCCGTTTTGCAGGCTTGGAACTGATTTATTAGTGCTTACACAACAAGGATTATCTGCACTTAGTCAAGGTCAATTCTTTGCAGATACTGCTAGGGCAAAAACTGCTTTAACTGATAATATAGCACCTGATATTAACCGAGATACTACAAGTTACGCATTAAATTATGGTTGGCAAACGATAGCATATCCTAATGAAAATATGTTACTTCTTAATATTCCCGTAGCAGTTGGACAGCAAAAACAGTATGTAATGAATACGATTACAGGGGCATGGGCTGAATTTAACCAAATATATGCTAATTGTTTTTTACTCTTTGATGAAGTGATGTATTTTGGCGGGGCTGGTAAAACATTTACATTTTGGCAAAACACTACAGATAACAGTGCAGTAATTAATGCAGAAGTCATTACATCATTTAATCAATTTGGAACGCCAGCAGAAAAAGCTTTTAAATTAGCTAGACTTACTTTAAGTACATATTCTACTAATCAAGTGAATGTAGGTATAGAACTAAACTATAAAATCACTAATCAATTAAGTACACCAACATTACCAAATACAGGCGACGGAATATGGGACGAGGCAACTTGGGATAGTAATGTATGGGCAGGTGAGGATTTTATTTCTGATTGGTTTGATATAGACGGCATGGGATTTGCAGGAGCTTTACATATAAAAGTAGCTTGCCGTGAGCCGTTTAGGTGGGCGAATACTCAATATATTTATCAAGTTGGGAATACGTTTTAATGTTACAAATCATCTTCGGACAAGATTTAAGAGTAGGCACATGGGTTTTTGAAAAAACTGGCGGATTGTATACTAAAAAAGACAGTACAACAATTGGCTTAGAAAAAAATGGCGAGTTAGTAGCAGGTTTTGTTTATAATAATTATATTCCCAATCGTTCTATCGCCATGCATGTAGCTGGTAATTTATTTACCAAAAAATTTATAAAGGCAGGCTTTAGATACCCATTTAAGCAATTAAAAGTATTAAAAACCATAGCATTTATTGATAGTACAAATATTAAAAGTGTTAAATTTACATCAAAACTAGGTGCTATACATGAAGCTACGATTAAAGATGCAGGTAGGCATGGCGATTTGTTAATATACACAATGACACAAGAACAATTTAGATTTAAGGATTAACTAATGGGTAATTTATATAAAAAAGCTCAACAACCGCAAGGAATGAGCCAGCCTACACAGCCAATGTACCCTACTAATAGTAGTTCAAACTGGGCGGATAATCAATATGCACAGCAATTAGGAAAATATAATCAAGAATTACCACAGTGGCAAATGAAGCAGGATAGCATTAGACAGTTACAAACACAGCAACAACAAGCTATGCAACAAGCACAGAATATGCAGTTACAACAACAAGCTAATATGAATAGGCAAAGGAATGGAAGTACACAAATTCCACAAGCCGTGATTGATAGACGTATGGCTAATCCTAACCAATATACCAATAATTTGCAACAGTACCAAAATAGGCAACTACAGCAGGCACAAAATACGCCATATACTCAATTTAGTCAAAATGGCTATAACCCTGTTTTACGTACAACACCACAGCAAAGTAATGGTTTAAGCAATAGTTTACTAGCTGAACTTTTAAAGAAAAAGGGATAAAATGGGTAAATCATCACAAGCACCACAAGCACCAGACCCATATGTAGTTGCTGGAGCTAATACACAGCAACAAAAAGAGGCTAGTGCATACAATGCTGCTATGCGTTCAAATACATATACACCATATGGCTCACAAACATATGAACAGTATGGATACGACCCTACAACAGGAGCGCCTCTTTATAATGAATTTATAGACTTATCGCCAACAGCTCAAAGAACTGTAGACCAAAATATACAAAATCAATATGATACTTCAGTTACTGCTAATAAATTTTTAAAGAATGCGGAAAGCAGTTTATCTAATCCAATAAATACCAGTGATTTAAATTATCAAACTAGTTTAAATACTGGTGGTAATGCTGAATTGTCTAAAAAAGCCCAAGACGCTATTTATGGTAAACAAACTGCACTATTAGACCCGCAATATCAGCAGAACCAAGATGCTTTAAATACAAGATTGGCTAATCAAGGTATAAATATAGGTAGTGAAGCTTATGATAGAGAAATGAATAATTTTGCTAGGCAGAAAGATTATGCATATGGTAATGCTAGAAATGACAGTATTTTAGGCGGTATTCAATATGAAAACCAATTATTTAACCAAAGCGGACAGGAACAACAAGCATATAACAATGCTATAAGTGCAGAATTAAACAAACGTTTTGCTGGCAATAATCAAGCCTTAAACCAATATACGGCACTTGCCAGCGGTTCACAGGTTCAGACACCACAATTTGCTAACCAACCTATACAAAATGTTCAACCAACAGATATGAGCCAATTATTCCAAAACCAATATAATAGCCAATTAGCGGGATATAACGCAGATGTTGCAGGTGGTAATTCTTTATTGGGCGGAGTATTTGGCTTAGGTTCGGCGGCTCTAGGTTCACCAGTGGGTACATTTGCTAAACTTTTTGGAGGTTAAATAATGGCAAAAAACACAGTAAGTTTTATAGACCCAACAGATGCTAATGCTTTACAGTTATTGCAGGATAGCCAAAAAGCACAGCGTAATCAAGAATTAGCTTTATTACTCAAAAAGAGACAAATAGAACAGGGTAATACTCTAGGTAACACGCAAATGGTTAGCGGTATAGCTATTAAAAACAGCCCATTAGCTGGTTTAGCTCAATTATTGCAAACTTACAATGCTGATAAAAACTTAGAGAATGCAGATACTGCCTTAGCACAACAGCAATTAGCACAAGCACAGGCAGAATATGGGCTATATAAGCCAACCGATGAACAACCAGCGATACCAGCACAAACGCCAATAGCTCAAGATACAGCGGTTACTGCACCTATTCCAAGCCCTGATATACAAACTCAAAGTATGCCAGTACAACAAGAGCAAATTCAAGCACCGCAACAAAGCTTTACACCTCCGCCAAGTGGATTAAAAAGCCCATTTAGTTTTGATGCAAATGTACCCCCGCCTAATTATGGCGGACAACCTATTAATATTGCTAATCAAAACGGGCAAGTATCGCAGTTAGCAGGAATGTTAAGACCTCCTGTAAATGATATTAGACCGCTACCTATTGCAGAAAGTCAACCGCAACAAATGCCAATGTCTCAAGGGCAAAGTTCGCCATTAGCTCAATTAATAGCTAATCCGAATGCTAATGTACAAATACCTCAACAGCCTAGAGCGGTTAATCCTTTTAATGCTTTAGGTTTAAGCCAAAGAGACGCATGGAAATATAGCCGTCTTAATCCTGAGGTTTTTGCTAAAGCTAATTTAGAAGCTTTACAGTTAAGTGCAGATGCAAAAAGAGCTAGAGAGCTTGGAATTAGTACAGATGAACAAGCAAGAAATTATAGGCTAGGAGCAAATAAAGACCTTAACACGGCTAGTTTAAATAATGGGTTTGCACCACAAATAGATGCACAAGGTAGAGTTATAGGAGTTCAGCCGTTAGCTGGGTTTAATGAAAATAAAGCAGGGCAAATTACTGCACAAAACACTGCAAATATGCCTTACGATGCTTATAAAACAGGACTTAAAGTAAATGAACAACAAAATATAGACGCAAATAAACAGGGCTTAGAAAATAGAAATAGCTTTGTAGATACCATAGACCCAGCAACAGGAAATAAAAAATCTATTACTAAGGAACAAGCCTTAAATCAAGGCGGAATTGTTACAGGGCTTGGAGAAGCTAATACACAACTACAAAAAGATTACGCTACGCAATATAATACAGCTATAAAAACAGGTGCAGAAGCTAGACAAAAATTACCTAGTTTAATTTCAAGGCTGGATTTAATTAATAACACTAAAACAGGTTTAGGCACTCAACAGCAAAATGATATTAAGGCTAAATTAGCAACTTATGGCGTTGATTTAGGCGGTAAAAAACTAACTAATCAACAGTTATTAGAGGCAGAATTATATGTTGATACTTTAGGTGCGGCGGATAAATTAAAGCCCGCAAGTGATACAGATATAAAAATATTAAAAGATACTGTGGGTAGCTTAAATACTAACCCCGAAGCATTAAGAAAGCTTACATATAAACGTTTAGGAGCTTTAGGGCAAGATATATATAATTCAAGTCTTGCAGATACTAATGTTAAAAATAATGGCGGATTTAGCAAATATTCAGATGTTTACACAGCACCTAATAAATATGATAGAAACAATTTTGTTATTAGTAGTTTAAAAGGCAATAGAAATTTATTAACTCAATTCTTTCAAAGTTTAAGCCCGCAAGAAAAACAAGCAATTTTAAATAAGGGTAAAAAATGAACGAATTAGACGATGAAACTCTAGCCCTATTAAGAGATATTGATAAAGAAACTAAATTAAAAGAGCAAAAGCAAGCCAAGCAATCTGATGCTAATAATACTTTTACTAACACAATTCAAAATGCTAAAAAAGCCGTTAATCAAGGTCTATCAGATTTTGGAGCAGGAGTAATTAAAAGTGCAGTTGATATTCCTGTTGGCTTAACTCAATTAGCAAGCGACGGAATAGATTATGCTTTTAATACTGATTTAGGCTCAAGCGTCGATAAGGTAGCAAATAAGATAAATCAATATTACAAAGATACAACCAAAGGAAGTATTGCAGGCAGTGTAGGGCAAGTAGCTGGCGGTATTGGAACTGCTTTATTAGCACCTCAAATTCTACCAGCTAAATTAGCAGGCGGAACAAGCACTTTAGCTAACATTTTAAAAGGCGGAGCTATTGGGGCAGCTCAAGGATTAGCACAACCTATATATGATAATACAGACCATGCAGGAGCTAGACAAACTAACGCTATAGCAGGCGGAGTATTGGGCGGAGCATTACCAGCAGTTGCAAAGATTGGCGGTTCTTTAGGTATTGGTAAAAAGGCTAGTACAGCTAATGAAATAGCTAGAAACTCTAATATGCAAAATTCCGAACTAGCTAATTTGTTAAGGAAAAATCACACTTTAGTTGAGGGTAGCAATCCAACAGTAACGGAAATTGTACCAACGCCTGCCAATATAGGACAGTACAATAGACTTAAAAATAAAGGTGCAAATATACAAGGCGATTTTCCTTTAGCTGTTAGGCAGTCTGATAATAATTTTGCTAGGGTTAATTCATTAAGAGAGGCTGGTGGCAGTCCGCAGGATTTAGACGCTTTAAGGAATTTTAGAGCCAATGAAGCACAAAATACCTATAGCCAATTAAAGCCCGTACCTTTGACTGATGAAATTAAATACGCATTAGACCAGCCTTATACTCAATCAGAACTAGGCTTAGCACAAAGAGACTTTAACGCCAATATTAATCCATTAGATAGATTAAATGCAGTTCAAGATAATAAATTAAATCCGCAGGCAGTTAGGCTTATTTCTACAGGCTTAAACTCAAAAACTAGCCCTAATTTAAATATCACGCCTGATGAAGCCCGCATTTTTGGTAAAGAAGCTAATTTATTTGACACTACAATAGATGATTTAGACCCAGCATATAAGGAAGCTAAAGCACAATATAGAGCTAACAGCCAACCTATAACAGATGCTGAAAGTGCATATCAACTATTAGGATATAAAACCAATCCGAACGGCGGTATAAACTACGATTTAGATACTAAAAATTTAGACGCACAAGGCAACCCTAAGCTAACTTATGGGCAATATAATTCTACTTTAGCCCGCCTTTTAAATGATAAATACCCGCCTAGTCAAAATACATTAGAGAATAGTTTTAATCCAATACAGCAAGATTTAAAGCGTGAAACAGTGCTAAATAATAATGTAGGTGCTACAGGTTCGCAAACTGATTTTAATGTACAAAATAGCGGAGTAGGTAATTTATTGCCTAATTGGGCGGGCAGGGTTATAGATAGGATAGCGGATAATTCAAAAGCTAAACAATCTATAGAATATTTACTAAATAAAGATGTATTAGCACAACAATTAACATCAGGCGGACAAAGAGCATACGATACTTTAGGGGCTAGTCAGCCATTTATGGGCAGTCAATTATCCCAAGCATTAATAAATTATATGAATGCCGACCAATTAGACCCTATAGAAGTAGAAGCACCTAAAAACTTAACCAAAGAAGAATTACAATTCATTCAAAACCAAAGGTAGATTATGAGCGACCCAGTATTCAATAAACCAATTCCGCAAGGAATAGAAAGCACAGTAGGTTACTATATTGTAAGTAGTGCTTTTACAGGCGGAGTTTTAAACGATGTTTTAGAGAAAAAAATAGCAGTAGATTTGAGTAAATCAAGTCAAACTGAAAGCAAGGCAACGCTACTTGGCGTGTATTACGTTAATTTAACGCAAGGTACATTGTTGCAAGATAGTGAAGTATTAGCGGGCAATATTACATATATAGGAGGCAGTGCAAGCGGTGGAAGCAGTACGGTTACAAATGACGGAACTTTTGCAACGCCAGCCAAGCAGGATATTGGAAATACAAGTTTAGCTAGTATAGTAACTAATACTACAGGGCTTGCGACATCAGCTAATCAGACAACTGCAAATGCTTCTTTAAGTACAATTGCAACGAATACAAGTACTGCATTGGGTACAGTAGCCAAGGCCTCCGCCCCAGTAAATACAATAGTTGGCGGGGTAGTTTACAGCTCAGCAAGTATTACATTAGCCGACCAACAAACAATTGCAGCACAAAGTGATGTAAATGGTAAAATGTTGGTTAGTATTCAAAAAAGTATATTCCCAGTTACTCAACATCAAAGCTTAGCTTTAACTAATACAGCGGTTTCAGTAAAAGCAACTAGCGGTCAACTTTTTGGCTTTAACTTTGTAAACCAATCAGCAACAGTTGCGTACGTTAAATTTTACAATCTTTTAAATACTAATGTTACCGTTGGTACAAGTGCAGTAGCAAAAAAAATTATAGTGCCAGCAACAGGCAGTATTTTTATACCAGTAAACATAATGATACAGCATAATTTTACAACAGCTATTAGTATGGCGGCGACATTAAATTATATTGATACTGATACAAACGCACCAACAAATACAATTTATGCAGATGTTTATTACAATTAAAGGAAAATATGAAATTTATTAGATATTTATTATTAACATTATTAGCGGTAACTAGCATTGCTAATAGTGCCAGAGACGGCAACGGCAATTATAATTTACCAGCGGGCAACCCTGTTCAAAGTGGAACTACAATTAGCAGTTCATGGGCTAATGGAACTTTAAGCGATGTAGCCAGTGCATTAACTGGTAGCATCTCAAGAGACGGACAAAGTCCTGCTACTGGTAATTTGGCTATGGGTGGGTATGTACTTAAAAACTTAGGCAATGGTACATTAAGAAATCATAGTGTTAATGTAGGTCAAATACAAGACAGCAGTTTAACATTGCTAACCAGTGTAAGCGGGGTTGATACTATAACTGCTACTTTAACTAATTTAACAGCTTACGCAAATGGGCAGATATTTAATTTTAAAGCGGTAGGGGCAAATACTGGTGCAGTTACCATTAATATAAATGGCATTGGTGCAAAAGCTGTGCTAAATAATGGCTTAGCTTTAACTGCTGGTACATTCCAAAACGGTAGATTTTATCAAATAATTTATGACGGTACGCAGTTTAATTTATCAGGCGGTGCAGGCGGATTATCAAAAAATGGCGATACAGGAGCGGGTGCGTATACTTTTGATACTACAACAGCAAGCGGAGTAATGCCGTTTAGAGTTACAAATTCAAGTATATTTACAAATTTAGACCCATATAGAAGTAGTAGCTTTTCCGTTCTTTCTACAGGCTTAAATAATAATCAGCCAATAGGATATTTAGAAACCAATGTAAATACAACAAGCTTAGGTAATCATTCATTAGTTATAAAAAATGTCGCCGCACCTGTAGGCGGAGCTTCTGATTTTATTAGTCAAGGCGTGGAATTATTAGCAACTAATTTAAATACTGGTACAGCTAATGCCCTTTCAAATGGTAAAGCTAAAATTGAAATAGTAAGCGGAAATAATAGCTTAACTAATGATAATAGAGATGGGCAATTACGCTTAATGTCTAGGAAATTAGATAATAGCGGATTTGAGCCTAATGTAGAAATTAATGCCTTAAGTGCAGACGGTTTAGTTAGCTTTAAAGGGAATGCTATCGAGCAAGACCCAGCAAGCGGTAACGCAGACCACTATTTAAGAACAAGTAATAATGATTGGCATATACAAGCCAATGCTACTAGCAATAGATTTCAAGTTAGAGATGCCAGCAATGGCGATGTTACAGCTTGGGATATATCAGCGAATGATGACGGCTTAATGTCTATTTATCAGCGTTCAGATTTAAGTATTGGGCGTTTACGTTTTGGTAATAGTTCGCCAAGTAAGATTTTAAGTGTAGGTGCTGGGAATACATATAACTTTGCAGGCGACACAAATGTTAGTCTAACCACTCAAGGTGGTAAATATGTTGATGTAACTGATTTACAGGCAGTGTCAGCAGTAGACGGCGGAAGCACGGCAATTACTCAACTAGCATCAAAAGTTAGATTATTATTAAATACTGGTACAGCCTTAGCAACTTATGGCGTAGGATTACCAACAACACCAATTAATAGTCAAGAAGTGTGTGTAAGTGGTAGAAGCACAGTTACAGCACTAACAGCAAGCAGTGCAGACGGTGGAGCTACAATATTTAATAATGTTGCTAATAATTTACTATCTGGACAAAGTGCATGTTGGATATATAGAACCACTGGTAATGCATGGTGGCGTATTAGTATGTTAAAACCAGCAGTGAATGATAGAATATTTAATCAAAGTATGGTAGCATAAAATAAAAAAGGATTAAATTATGTCAAAAGAAAATAAATCAATACCAGTAGATGAATTACATAAGCACCCTGATGAGCAGTCAGACGAAGCAAAAGCTTTTTTAAAGAAAGACCAAGAGGGATATTGGGCAGACGTTACCAAAGATGACAAAGAGGATAGCAAGGAGGTAGTTAAAAAAGATGATGAGGAAAAATTACCAGCTAAACAAAGTAATTCACTTAAGCCAAGACCTGAAAATAATTAAAGGTATTTTATGAGAAATTTTAGGGCTACAAAAGAAACTTATCAAAGATTGCCAAACGAATGTCAAAAAAGATATTTAATTCAAAAACAACAAGATGAGATTGATTTGAATAATTCTTTTAAAGAAGTAGAGAAAGCATTTAAAATAAAATTACACCATGATTTTGACATAATGTTTAATGTTCGTGGCAATGATTTCAAGTCTGGGCTAGCATCATTAATAAAATAGTCTTTACTTTCTCTAAATTTGTACTAAACTAAAGTATCACAATATATAAAAGGTACGGTGATTCCATAAAAAACAGTCGAGAGACTGCAAATTCCTAAAATATTAATTATGATGTACACTTTAGCCTGCTACCCTCCTGTAGTGGGCTAATTTCATTTTTTATGCTATAATATATTTATCAATTTTTAGTGTCTATAATGCTAATATTATGCATGCAGAAACTCCACTGTAGTTATCACTCATAAAAGACATGTATGTTTGAATAACAAAAACTGGTGCAATTCCAGTAACACTATAATAAATTGAAGGCAAGGATTATAAATTTAGATAATGTCACTATTTTGTTAATCTTTGCCGTTTTTCCTTAAAATTTAAGTTATATTGATTTTAAATCACTAAAATAATGTATTACTCATCTGATACTAAGATAATGCAGTACAAGCCATTTAAAGAGGTCGATTTTTTAGCAATTTGTGTTAAAATGAACTATAATGTATTTATCAAAATAAATTAAACAAATATGAAAAAATTAGCATTGCGGACGTGCATAATTCTTTTTCTAACTGGTTGCACTTCACTTGAAAAAGTAGCAACCATTCAAGATAACAAACTCCAAATATCATTATCTGATAAAATAATCCAAAACATATCAAAGGTAAAAGCATTGTATGACTTAGCTTTATTGGCTAGAGGGTTAATTTAATGCCGTACGACACTAACAACAACCCTTATTACGTAGCTAAAATTCCTGATTTAAAGCGTGTTACCGATGATATTCTAGTATTATGTACAGACTATAAATATAAAGATTTGTACGGCATTGAACGGATTATAGCACGTGGATTTATCAATGACGGAGCAACTCGCCCTAAATTCTTAGAGTTTTTCATACAAAAAGATAGCTTAAACAATGGTGCATTTTTAAAGCATGATTATAACTATTGGCACCAATTTTGCACACGTGTTGAAGCGGATAGACTATTACTAATAGACTTATTACGCAATCCTAACAATCCTGTACAGTGGTGCTATACTGTGTATTATACACTTAGATGTATGGGCTGGAAGTCTTGGAGCGATAATACTAAGATAAAAAAGGCTATGGGCTTGAGGAATAGATACATGGTAGAAGCTGATATAGTAGAAATTGAGGCGAGGATTAAAATAGATGATGAATAATTTAACTTTAACCTATAAACTAAGTAAAGCTATATCAGTTTATGACGAAACTATACAAAGTTCTATAATTGCCTTTCAGTCTTTATATAAAAGCCATAGCAAAGAAAATTTAAATATAGTTAGTGTTTTTCAAAGTGAAAATACTATAACAATTGAATTTAGTGGCAATAATACGGTAGAGTTTACTAAGTATTTGAATAGCCTATTAATGCCATATGTTAAACCTAGAGTTACGTTTTTGGATAGATTAAAACAGATTTTTAAGGGTAAAATATGAACCTATCCCCACATTTCACACTAGCAGAATTTACCCGCTCAGAACGTGCGGAACGATTAGGCTTGGATAATTCTATACCCAATAATCTAATGTCCAATGCTAATCGCATGGCTATGTTAATGGAACAAGTGCGCTCAATTCTAGGTAATAAAATCATAGTAGTAAATTCTATGTACAGAAGCCCGGCAGTAAATAAAGCAGTGGGCGGAAGTAGAACAAGCTATCATTTAAAGGCGTTGGCGTGTGATTTTGTATGTCCTAGCTTTGGCAGTCCATACGATATAGCCTTTAGATTACATTTAGATACAAAATTAATTTATGACCAGCTTATTTATGAGGGTACTTGGGTACATTGGGGTTTAAATGAGCTAGATAAAAAGCCTAGAATGCAAGTTTTAACTATGCGTAAAGGCAAGTATTATAATGGGATTATTTTAAAATGATAAAAGATATTTTAGTTATACTAATAATGCTTATACCGCTTATTTACACAACATATATTAAAAATGAATGAGGCGATAAAAGAACATGAGCTACAGGATTTTATCGCTGACACTATGCAGGAAATATGGCATCATGTCTATTTTTCAAGCCCTGAATGCATTAAAAACTACTATCGCCATTTAAATTATGAAATGCTTTTAGACTACCAAGATAGTGTAATGCTTTTAAGCACATTGATGTAAAAATTGATAAATAAAGGATAAATATGTTAAATGAAAAGCAACAAAAAGAATTAGAGGAATTAGCTAAACCATTAGTTAAGTTTTTAAACACTCTACACCCGCATACCCATATTACTATAGACCATACCCATGTACAGCTATGGGAAGGTGCAGTTGGCATAAAAATAGATGAGTATGTAAATGATTAAATTTGATAAATAAATGAAAAAATGTTATAATTATATTAATCCAAGTTAGGATTAATCTTGTGTCGCAACAAGATTGTAAACGCAGTGTCGCAACTGCTTTAAACTTCAATGGGTAGTTAGGTAGCCTTATACTATCTTTGCGACCTACCCACCAAACTTTTTATAAGGAAAAGTAAATGCCAAAAAACGAACTAATAAAAGTGGAATTATCAAAATTAAATGATGAGACTATACAAAGTGTTTCAGCTAGAGAATTACATAAATTTTTAGAAGTAAAGACACAATTTACACATTGGATTAATTATAAAATTAAGCAATATGACTTTTTATTAAATATTGACTACATAGCTATTAGTCAATCGAAGCTAACAGCTCAAGGAAATAAAACTAATTTTATAGATTATATGGTTAGCATTGAAATGGCAAAACAATTAGCCATGTTAGAAAATAACGAACAAGGCAAAAAAGCAAGATTATATTTTATAAATTGTGAAAAATTATTAAAAGAAAAGACTAAGCAGGAAAAATTAAGACAGGATTTAAAGTTAGAAAATCCATATATGACAGATGCAATAAAAGATTTTCAGATGTGTAAAGGGAAAATTGCGGAAGCACGCCATTTTATGAATGAGTTTAAGCTAATTAATAAATTAGTTCTAGGAATGGAAACTAAAAAATATAGAGAAAAGAATAATATACCTAAAAATGCAAATTTGCGTGATTATTTAATGCCTGTACAAATTGATTTAATTTTAAAACTTCAAAGAATGAATGCAAGCTATTTAGAGGAGGGTTTAGAATATGACGAACGCAAAGCTAAGCTAACTAAAATCTTTGAAACAAAGTACCGCCTAAAACTCCACTAACCTTGACACTCCCCCGTATTTACCCTAAAATCTAAGCACCAGTAAGCCATATTGCGGAATGTGGCTTTTATTGTTTCCTATGTAGCCCGTAGTCTTTTAATGAAACATTAGTAGGCTTCCGCACGGGCTACACCTTATAAGATTATGGCAAATACAACCAATCAACGACAGTACAAGAAAGATAATGCACAGGTAGTATATTCTGTTCAGGAGTACATGGGGGAAAAGCTAGAACCCATAAATAAATCTATTGAAAATATAAATATGATTATTGGTAGGTTTGAGAAAAATACTTATGATTGGCGCGATGACATTGACGCAAAGATAAATGCATTGCTGGCTATGAAACAGGATATTGAAAAACTTAAAATAGATAATCTAGCCTTAATGGCATTTAAAGACGAGATGACTACACATATTAAATATGTAAAATGGACATATAAGATTATGGCTTTTTTAGCTGGTGCATTTATTGCTTTTATTGGCTTTTCAGAAAAAATCAAAATATTATTTTTCAAATAAAGCCTACAAGACATAAAAAAAGCCTAAAAAATAGGCTATGATTAAAAGTAAGATTAGGGCTTCAATTAGTGTCATTTAACCCCTCTAGGAAAAACCGCACCCCAAGATTGCGGAACGATAGCATCGAATCTATTTTGATGATTTAGATTTTTAACAAACCTAGTGAGTACACTAATAATGTACGCTTCATTATTTTTGGTTAAATGTTCTAAAGCGTACCTCTCGTTACTTTCTAAACTATCAAGCCTAAGATTACATGTAGTAGATTCATCATGCCTTATCTTGATAAAACTACCTCCCTTTACATATTGGATTTGCTTTTCTCTATAAGTAAAGCTAATTTCTCGGTTTTCTATTAGCATAATTTGAGACGCGTGGTAGTTTTTCATTTAAATACTCCTAGATTGATAATACTATCTGCTAAGTTCCATAAATTAAGAATATTGATAAAAAATAATAAAACTACTAATTTAAAGCTTATACAGTCTTTTATTGATTTATTTATTCCATAAATACTTATACAGCAGAAAAACACCGCGGTTAAAAAATGAAATAAGTGTAATTTACTCATTCCCAGCCTCCTTTATATTGTGATAATCATCAACGGGCGTAAAACCTAAATAAATTGGCTTTTCACACTCTTGGCAGTCAAATTTTTGTTCGCTTTCTTCAAACACAGTATCAGAAAAATTATTGTATTCTCCGCAGTGTGGGCAAGCTATTTCCATGTTTACTCCTTAATTAGTTCTTGAATGCAGTCGTCTATGATTGTAAAATCCCCCTCATCTATATGCACACAAAAACTTACAAACAGCCCAGCGTAATGATAGCCAAACGCACCATTTTTAAAGTCTACAGTTAATTTGGCGTTTTTATATCTAAAATCATCATTCAAATAAATCTCATTGCTGTGCTTATCTTTAAGACCGATGTAGGGTCTAACCTCAAACCTCCCAGCTTCTGATGTTTGCCCTATATATTTGCCTTTAGCGTTAATTTTAGGGTCAACAATCCAAGTGTTTTTTATTTTATCCCATACTTTAAATTTAAATTTCATGATTAATTAACTCCTAATTTTAATCTTATTTTACCCCTGAAATCACATAAAAATTTATAGCCAGCATCGTTATTTAAAATATCTATCCTTTCTTGCCAAGAGTTTTTATTCCATTCTTTTTTATAAAAATCCTCAAGAAGCATATCGCCCAATAAATATATTTCTTTACCTATGCTTTCTAAAGTGTCTCGTAAATAATCATTTAATGGTCTTGGTTTTGGACGCTCAGGGCAGGTTAAAAATAATGTAACAAGCCTAACCCCTCCAAATTCCGTCTTACCGTCTCTCGCCATCTGAATTACAGTATCTTGATATAAAGTATTCCGCATATCAACCCCACACAATTTCTAGGCAGTCGCCTATTAGTTCCATATTAAAAATCATATTTACTGTATATCCAGCTTGCTCTAAGGGTTTTGATATATCTTTTTCAAACTTATATCTTTCTTTATCGCCTTGTTTTCTCAAACTTAAACCATTAATACATATCTCATTTAGTGGTATTCTACACCCCTTTTTACCCCTGCTATACTCATAAGCTACAGTTCTAAAAATCCATACTAGGCGTGTTGCTGTATCCGTTGGTTTATCTAAAACCTTGAGTTGCTGGAGGTCGTCTTTGGTTATTATTAGGTCTTGTAAATTGTGTTTTGTTTCCTCACCTCTACAGGCATCCGTAACCCCTCCGCCTATGGCAGGATAGTCGCAGTTTATATAATTCTCGCTCATCTCTATATCCTTTAAATTAAAATCTAGGTGTATTCTACTTAAATATTCTTCACATTCTTTTTTTGCCTCAATTAAACCAATTTCTTTATATCTACTTAAATTAGACATCAATTGTCCTAAAGGTTGATGATACTTATTATAAAATGTAGTTATTCCATTTATTGTATCTATTTCAGCGGTTGCTGATATATCATCACAATTACAAATATGTATAGTATCTCTATAGCCATTAAGCCATGTAAATTTTGTCATATCTCTACTCCTCGCCATTAAAAACCGTCAAGCCGTGATATATCTCTTTTTTGCACTGCTCGCATTCTATTGTTTCACTGTCTAAAATTTCAGTCCAGTAATTTATTATTTTGCAGTGCGGGCATTCTAGTTCTAGCATTTGCTTACTCCTAAAAATCTTTTAATCTTTTGCAACAGGGTTTGCTTATTTTGCTTATTAATTCTTTCTAATTCCGCAGTCAACCAATTTCAATTTTTTGCTGTGTTTCTGAAAGATATAAAAATTCTTTGTATTTATTTTTAGCCTTGTAATAATCATCTATTAACTGCTTAGCTAACTCCACACTTGCACAGCTAAAGTTCGCAAAAGGATTAGACGGAACATACTGCATACCGTCATATATTGCAGGCTCAATTTTAAACCGTCCGCAATAATCCCTAATTACATATAAAGGTTTTTTATCGTTGGCATTTTGCATATAAAAATATGTGCCTTGCGTGCGTTGTATTACTACTGACATTAATCATCACTCCTTACCTTTGGCTACGCAAATTAACTTTGGTTTTTCAGCCTTTTCATAATTTACACTTAGCGTTTCATGTGCTATTTTTATTAAAGTATTTGTACACGCTACTTGGCTATTAAATTCAGATACTGGAACCATAGAATTTAAGTAAATCGCTATTAATATGAATTTCATCATCACTCCTTATTGTGGGTTGGTTTGCATAAAACCATTTATTAATGATAATACTACGTTTGATTTTTCATGTTGTAAAAACGTGGTTTTATTTTCAAAAACCCTTTGCCTGCATGAAGTAAAGCTGTATTTATCATCGCATTCAACATGGAAATAGCAAATATAATTATCATTATGTCTACTTTCCTTAAGAAAAGAAAAGGTAAAATGATAATTAAGAGTTCTTGCCTTTATATCTCCATCAGATAAATCATCGAACAAAATTAAATTTTTGTCTTGCTCAAGATTAAATAATATTGATGCATCACTCCTTAATGTTTCTTTTAATGCTTTTGATACAAATTGTTTAGCTTCTTTTAAAGAGAAGCAAATTGCCTGACAACCCGCCTTAGGTATTGGTAAAAAACTTAATCTAATTTTAAATAAATTTTTGTATTGATGTATTTTACACCATTCATCATTTACACCATTACGAAAAATATTTTTATAATTTTCTATTTTTTTAACCCATTCATTATCCCAATCGCAAAATAGACGAGGATTGTTTTTCTTCCAAATGAACTTAGAAATTAAGAATTTCCTTTTTTGTTTTAATATATCTTTCATATCATTTCCTTATATTAAAAAAGCCCCAAAACGGGGCGGGGGTTAGTTTATTTATATGTAATTCTTTGCTTTCGTTCGCCAAACTTAGCCCATTCTAGCACTTCGCCAGCTTCCAAAGCGTCTTTAATTTCTGTTTTATTAAAATCTTTAGTAATTTTAACAAATTCTTGAGGTATTGTTTCAATATCTACATCATTAATAATTACAGGAATAGCACCGCCATTATTTATAATTTTAAGCTTAGCAAAAAATTTGCTTTTGATTTCTGTAATATGATTAAGTTGCATTATTTCTAATGCGTAGGTTTCTAAACTATCGTTTTTAGCTTGGGCTTGCTTTAATGCTTCCTGTTGTTCTTTAATAGCATTTTTAATGCTTTCTAAATGCTTGTTTTGTTCGTAAACATAAGCGCAAATATTATCTATTTTATCAGTTAAAATTAACTCTAAAGAATTTATTTGTTCTAGCTTTTGTTCAATTGTTAATTCATCATTATTTGCAATTTCAGCTATTGCAGGAGCGATTTTATATAGTTGCATTATTTTATCCTAGATAAGCCATAATTAAATGGCTGTGTTGATTATTTAAAATGGAAAATCGTCATCATCAAAAGCAGGCATTCCAGCAGTAGAATTTTGTAATTCTTTTTGTGATACTTGGCTATAAGTATTAGTTCTGCTGTGTCCATTTATTTTTTTATGTGTTAATTTTTCTACAAAACTATCATATAAATTGGCTTCTTTATTGTCTTTTATTTCACTGCTTAACCGTTTTGTTTTAGGGCAAAATGCTTCAAAAAATTCATATTTAGTATATGTTTTTTGTGTATCCTCTCTATCTGCTTCATCTTTCAAATTAAGCATTAAACCTAATAATTTGTTATGTAGCCCAGCTAAAATTTCTTTGCCGTCTTTACCTTTCCCCGTGTGTAAATCTCCAGTAATTCCAGCACAATAAGCTATTTTATCTAAATTGCGTTTTTGAAATGTTTCTTTGCCGTCTTTACCAATTACGAACATTTGAAATTTAACTTCTTCTTTTGTTTCTTGATTAGTGGCAGTAAAGTTAAGCACTACTGAACCACTATCAAACTTTTTGACTTCTGCCTCATTAATAATGAAAACTCCAGCTTGTGGCAATTTTTCAATTGAATTATTTAAATTCTTTTCATTTACATTAAATATCATTTTTCTATCCTTAGTTAAGCCGTTATTGGCTGGGTTTGCTGAATATCGTAATACTCACAGATTGCTTTATCTACCGCTAATAGGTCATTTTCTATTTTAGCTTCTTGGAACATATCTATAGGACTTTTTACAGTATCATAATTATTATTTTTAGTAGAGAAATAATAATTATTATTTTCTATACTCGTTCTTAAGACTATTGTTACCATTCCCTCTAAAACAATTTTTTCATCTAGTAATTTACCTAGAGTTTTTATTTTAACTTTGCCAAAATCATCAGTTTGAGTATGAGATAAAATATATATTCTTTTATTTTCTGCTTGAGAACAAGAATTTAATATATCCCATGCACTTTTTGCAATTTCATTATATTTTTGAAATGATTGATTACCGCTTTCTTTATCTAAAACTCTCCGCATAAATTCATTAGCTAAAATATACTGAAAATCATCTATAATAATTATTTCTTTATTAGTTCTCTGAATTGCTGTAGTAATTGAACTAGATTTATCAGTTACTAGAATAGTCCCCTCGGGGTTTTCTTTATTACACAAAGACCAGCCCTTTGCTTTAAAGGGTAGTGGCTTTTTTAAAGCTTGAATTAGTAAAGTATTACTAGGATTTAAATTCCTTAAGCTGGTACTTTTGCCAGTACCACTATCGCCTAAAATCATTGTTGCTATTCCCATGTTTTTACTCCTTTGCTATTGCAATAAAAATTTACAATAGCTATAATTGTGTTGATTTCTTATATAGTTACATTACATATGTAATTTTGGTAAAAAGAAACAAGAGCATCTAATTCATGCTCTTTTTCTTGTTCATAATGCCAATGTTCGGCCTCTGTAGGGTCATACTCCATAATATAAAGGCTCCTTGCCTTAAAATTAAATTAAGGCTATAATTTTGTTTCTGGATTAATAGCTAGTTACGTTTGTCTGTCCTCGCTATTTACGGAATAGGCTATTGTAAAGTAGCCTATTTTTATTTGTGATTTAATGCGTATAATTTATCCTGTGCAGTTTCACGTACATTAATATCATCATCAAGCAATGCACTGGTAATAATGCCTCTAGTTACGTTTTTGTGATTAAGTACTTCTAATCTAACTAAACTATCAGGATTATGGCTTAGTTCGTGAAGTTGTTTAGCGGTTAAATTCTCATCTTTGAGAATATCTAAATACATTTCCCTATTAAAAATATAGAGATTGTGCTTATTTAGGATTAAACGCATTATTTATCCTCCAAAAGTCTTATTATTTTTTGATAGACGGCGTTTTCTGTACAAATTGACGTATCATCGATTAATATTTCAGATAAGCCATCGTTTCTTTTAATTTGCTCTTTGCAGTAAGCAATTATTTCTTTATTGCTCATTTTGTTTGCTCCATTTGTTTAGCTAAATACTGTGTGTTATTGTCATGCTTGGTTATAGACTGCACAAATTCTGCCTGTCTGCGAGCTTGATTAGTTAAAGTGCTATCTACAGCAGATAAAACTTGATTAATTTTAGCTAAATTATTTTGTAAATTATCCAAACAAGATAATATGTTCATATTAAGTTCCTTTCTTATTGTATAGTTCATTTTAATACAAAAGCAAAACAATTTTATTCATTTTGCTTTTTTGGTACGGTTATACATCAAAATGAACACTTACATCTTTTTTATTAAAGCCAAGTTTAGTTTCAGCCAAATTTATCAATTCAGATTTATATTCATCTGTAATTTTTACAGATGTTTTGCCATTAACACTTATTTTGCCAAAAGATGCATTAACCTCCACGTTATTTAAGTTTAAATGTTTTTTAACTAATTCATGAGCATTTAAACCATCAAAAAAAGTTGGCTCTTTTTTTTGAATTACGATTAAAATATTTTTATCTTTCACTTTTAATTTTCCTTTGTAATATTCAAAAACAAACACACACCATTGCGTGCTTGTGCTTGAATGCTGGCGAACCAGCTTGCGATTATTGTTGGTTTGTATAAAGTACTTTTAATTGAATAGTATTGTCGTAATTTCTTGAAAATACTATATCCAATGAAACTTTAAAGCCAATTTGTAACAATCCATTTTCAAGATTTATTTCAATAATTTTACGTTTTAAAGAACTTTCATATAAAATATTTAAACCTATAGCATGTCCAAAAGAATTGCTCTTAATACTAAAAAATTCTAATTTAGCAATTTCAGTATTTTTAATATTAACTCCATCAACTTTTAAAGTTGATAAATCTTTATTTATTTTATTTAAAATATTTAATATTTCTACTTGCATGATATTTTCCTTTATTTAAAAACCTGTAAACTACAATTAATTTACATGTGCTTAAATAAGGGTGAGATGCCTTAAAATACGGCTACTATCATTTGTTTAGTAATTTTATACATAGTAGGTACAATACTAACAAACAGTCGTCAGCATCTCATTGTAATTAAAAATTCTAACTAAAAGGATTATTTTATGGTAACTTTTAGCTAGCAAAAACTTTATGTTTTTTGATAAATTGTTAAAGAACGTTTTTTATATTTGTAGTGTACACTGTACATATTATTATGTCAATACCTTATTGCAAATATATTTAATATGTAGTATTATTGCAATAAATAAATAAAAGCACTGTACATGAAAAAGTTATATATTAATGATGATTTATTAATTCAGGTATTAGACCTAATAAAAAGCGATAACAAAGCTAGTAAATCTACATTGGCTAGTATCTTGAAAGTATCAAGGGCAACGATTGATAGGGCTATAACCAAATTAAAATTACTAGGCTATATTAAAACTAAAAAAAGAATTGGGATTGTGGAGCAGTATCAGATAATTAAAAAGGATTAATATGTTAACAATGTTTTTTATGAATTTGCTCATAGTTGTGACTAGTATTATAGTTATAACAGCCTCTTTGGGCTTTATCATCTGGCTTGGACAGTGGTTATATTATAGGTTTGGTACTTTAATTGCTTTCTCAGCAGTTCTTTTATTCTTATGTGTGTTAGTCGCCATTTTGGTAACAAGAATTCAATCTAAAGAGAACGAGAGATTTAAAGCCCTAACAAATAGCAACTTTTTTCAGGTTCAGATTATAACAAAGGATTAATATGCTGCTAATATTTGGCTTGAATTTACTGATAGCACTTGTTACTGTTGCAAGTTTGTTAGGCGTTTCAGTATTTGCTTTTTGGATATTTGAGAAACTCGATTATAGTTTAATGGGTTTAATATCCGCTTCTGGAATATTAGCTAGTTTGTTAGCTATATTTTTAACATTGTGTCAATATTTGGATAAATAAAGAATAACCCACAATGAGTGGGTTTGCTGGTTTATTCTTTAGTGCAAATAACTTGGTTATTGTCCACATCAATGCTTTTTATTTTGTAATTTACGCCATTCATTCGAATATTAGTAGCTGGCTCTCTGTATGGGTCATCATACAGCAAACTTTTAATATCTTTCTCTGATAGCTTAATGGTAAATTCATCACTCATCTTTACCCTCCTTTAAATGGTTATCTTGATACAATGGAATATCAAAAAATATAACTGATAGCCATAATATAATCATTTCCTACCCCTTATTCTTTGTTAAAAAACTATAAACTAACCCAGTAACTGAAATTGCGATTAGAATATAGCCCATTTTGTTTAGTAAGTTAAGCATTAATTTTGCTTGCTGTTTGTTGTTGTCCAATACTCTTTGCCATCACAAATATATTTATATTTAGTCTCAAAGAGTTTTCTAATTAGATTGTATTCGGTTTTACTTTCATTGGTCTGCACACATTTTGCCTTATACAAATTTTCGTATTCACTTTCATTTGAACACCCAGCCAATAAAATAAACATTACAAATAATAGTTTTTTCATTAATACCCCGCCTTTGCATTATTTTGATTATTTAATCCTATAAATACTACCGTCTAGGCAAAAACTTTCTAAAAAGTTAGTAGCCAGCAAGTGTTTAATGTCATTAGATAGTGTAGGTCTAACCATGTTTAAATCATCGCATATTTTGCCATAATTGATGTGTACAAGGCTGTGTTCTAACTGGTTTTTGATTAGATATTCTTTTAGGTGTTTTCTGCGGGTTTGTGTGTCTAGGTACATATATTCCTTAAATGGTTTTAATAGTATTATTATACATCATTTAAGGAAAGATAGAAAGGTTTTAGTTAGACTTCTCGCCCGTCAATTTATCAATCTGTTGTTCGGCAGTTGCAATATGCTTTTCCATTTCTGCAATAGTTTTCTTTTGTTCTTCACTAGGATTATTATTGGTTTTGGCATTAATCCTATCAATCACAAATTTACATGATTGAATTACATTGTGAGATTTTACAATCGTGTCGATTACGAAATCGTTTAAATCGTTGTTATCAGTCATTTTTATATTTCCTTTGGTTTAGTGAGAAAAAATACACCGTTTTTAGGCGGTGCGGTTGGGTTAGTTATAAGAAAATGTATTAATACCTTTCAGCATATCTTTTATTTTTTTTAAATTTTCTTGAGCTATTTTTTTATCATCTTGAGTAAATGATTTTTCAATTTTTAATGAAAATTTAGGCAATGGCTCTAGTTTATCAATATCCAAATTATCTGTTTTGTCAAAAATTTCTTTGAATGATAGTTTGCAATCATCATAAGAACAAGATAAAATATTAATGCTTTTTAACTTGAACATATTTAAGGCGACATTATAAGATAATATAGATATTTTATTTAACTCATTTAGTACATGTTGTGTAATTTCTTGAGAATTTGAATAATCTAAATATTTTTGATAATCTAGCAGTGTTTGGTTAAAAAGCACTTGATAATCATGTTTAGGTATGGCTAATCGTATAATATCAGCCATTTGCGGAACATAAGATAATTCTACCAGTCTAGCTGGAACTAAAGCTAAATATTTAATATTAATATTTTTAACACTTAGCATATGCATTAAAATTGGTAATTTATTTACCTTAAAATCTTTTTCATCTTTGCAATTCCACGCTTTAAGCAATCTTTCATTATCAAACAAAAAAAAGCACGCATTTAATAAATCATTAATAATTTGCTGTTGATTATTATTCATTATTTTGTATCCTTAAATTATTTTTATTATTGTCATCAAACCAATTTGCTTGAGACTGTCTAACATTATCTATTTTATTTATTCTATTTTGTTCGTCTTTCTCTTTAAAAGTCAACGTATTGTTATTATTTACCTTGTTTTTTGTCTCATAAATTTGAGGATACCCGCCTGAAATTGAATATTCTATTCTTTCTATAATATTTTCTCCTATATTTTTCAAATATTTAGCTCTAGCTATCATCATTTCATAGCCTTGACTATCTAAAGGCTTGTTTATATTTTTTCTGTGTTGTTCAAATTTGATTAAGTATAATTTTTCTTGTTCGGTAAATTCTAGATTATCTACAATATTCTCGGGTAAATTATTACTTAAATCATTTTCAACTAAATAGTTTTTTCTAACGATTTTATAAACTTTTGCCTGAGGAATATAAGGAGTTATCAAGCTTTTGTCTAATAAATACTTAATATCGTTAATTATAGCATTTGTGTTAACTTTAAATTTAACACTTAAAGCATGAGTATTTATATAAATTGCATCATGTTCATGCCTGTTTTTTAGTAAGTCACTATAAATCTGCTTACGTCTTTGCTCCGCCATTTCTCTTAAATTCATTTATTTGCTCCTGTAGATTATAAATATGCTCAAAAATAACATCAAGATTGCCTATAATATCAAGAAATGATTTTTTAAAAATCTCATCATTTTGATTTAAATTATTTAGTTTTTCTGTAAAATTATTTTCCATTATTTACTCCAAGAATTTTTAAAGGAAAAATAATTATACAATAAACATGCTTATATAACAACCTTAGTGTATGTATATTTATTATTATATAAAACACTTTATTTGTCAATATATTTATATGTATATTTTACATGTTCGGTTACATGTTTATACCGTAGCAAAGTACGTTTTTGTACATAGCAAAGTACGTTTTTGTACATAGCAAAGTACGTTTTTGTACATAGGCTTTTTTTAACTATTGTTAATGGGTGCGGTATTTCAGCGATTTTTTAGGGGTACAAATTAGATAAATAAGAGAAACAAGATAAATAAGAAAAAAGAAATCTTTTTAAGGGTAAGCTACGCAGTTCTTGAAGTGCGAGGCTACGTAGTTTTTTTACAACAAAAAGCAAGCATTTTTAAGAGGCTACGCCACCCCCATAAAAAGAGATTTTCTATTTTAATAATTTTTTATTGTAGAAAAAGAATGTATCCAAAAAGATATTTTTAATCAATTAATATTGATTTGTAAATTTAGTAAATGTATATTGAAAAGATGTTGATTTTTTTATTTAGATAGGGGATAATAAGTTATCATCAATCCCCTTAATGACGTAAGGTTCAAAATGACAACTCAAGAAGAGTATAGCATATTTAAAAGCAATTTAGCTATACAATCACAAAGCAATTTAACCAATATTCAACATAAGATATTTAATCAAACTATTTACTTATTTAAAAAAAATGGCTGGAACAAAGCTTTTATTTTTTTTAGTAATGTTAATTTAAATAAATATGGTGCAGATAATCGTAAATTTTCTCATAAAGAATTAAAAAAAATATTTAAGGGTTTGCTAACTAATTTATTAGAGTTGGTAGACAATGAAAAGTTAGAGGAATACGAGGCTACTGGTTATTTATCTAGCGTGCAAATTAATAGATTAGTCACAAAAGTAAATATGGATATATCTTTAAAAAACTTATTAGATGTAAACTATGTTAATGAACAAGGCGTTAAAAACACGCTTAAAGGCTACACAAAATTAGACCTAAATATGGTAGAAAGATTAGACTTGATGCACTCTATACCTATTTATGAGCTATTAAAGTGCAAGAGTTTTGCTAATAGAAAAGTTACATTAAGTTTTGAATATTTATATAAAATGTTTGGCGAAAAGAAAAATAGTTATAAGAATTTTGGAGAGTTTAATAGAAGAGTTTTAACGCCCCGCATTGAAGAAATTAATTTAAAAACGGATTTAAAAATTAAATTTGAGTTAATCAAAGAAAGCAACAAGGTTGTAGCTATTGATTTTTATGTTACTGGGAAAAGTAAAAAAGAATTAAGGGGAATAGCATGAATACCTATCATCAAAAATTAGTTAAAAAAATGTGTTTACTAAGCAAAATATTACTAATTTATTTATATGGACATTGTTTAAAAAGAAATATTTTATTTTTCAATGCCGTAAGTTTTCAAAAGTTTTGTTATGAGCTAGGCATGACAAAAATTGGCTTTCCAAAAATTGAAAACTCTTTAAAAGAATGTAAAAATTTATTAAAGGGGTTTGCATGAATCAAATAGAACTATGCAAGTATTTCATAGAGCATTGCACGCTTGATTTACCTAGAGAGCAGGTTAGACTATATTTAAAACAGTTAGAGGCAGAAAATGGATAATAAATTTATG